GAACGTGAACAACATTTGGCAATACAAGGATATGTTTGCGCTATTGATGGTTTGCCATTGCGATTAGAAGATTCTGTATGGGGTCATGACACTCCTTGGGCTAAAGGTGGCTCTTTACATGATGGCGCTGTAATTCGCCGCACTCATAATACTGATATGGGATCAACAACTCTTGACGAATATCGTATGATTCTTGAAATACGAAAGAAGAAGACTGCATAATGAATATTTTTTACTTAGATAAAGATCCGCGTATTGCTGCCGAGTATCACTGCGACAAACATGTCGTTAAGATGATACTCGAGTCAGCCCAGCTTCTGTCAACTGCTCATCGTCTACTTGATGGTCAGCAATACATTGAACAAAAAGCGACCACTGGTCGCAATGTGAAGCGATGGCGTTTGCCTGATGCTCGTGAGCAAGTCCTTTATGGTGTTACTCATGTTAATCATCCAAGCGCAATCTGGTGTCGCAGCAATATTGACCATTACCGTTATCTGTATGACTTGTTCTGTTATCTAATGGACGAGTACACTTACAGGTACGGTAAGGTTCATAAATGTGATAACATGCGAGGTGCATTGTTTAGTTGTCCAATGAATATTGACTACGAAGCACCGTGGCAAGATCCTCCACAGGCGATGCCTGACGATAGTAAAGTTCTTGGTAATTCTGCACAAGCTTACAGGAACTACTATATAAATCATAAGGCATATATGGCTAAATGGACTAAACGCCCTATGCCTGACTGGTGGACAATTTAAAGGAAAATAAAATGGCTAATAATACTCACTGGGGTTATCACCTCATGGTTGACTGTCACGATTGTGATCGCAATACAGTAACAAATCCTGAAAGAATTAAAAAATTCTGTAAAGAATTAGTTAAGAAAATTGACATGGTTGCATATGGCGAACCTCAAGTCGTACATTTTGCTGAACATGATCCAGAAAAAGCTGGTTATACTCTACTTCAATTAATTGAAACTTCAAATATCTGCGCTCACATGATGGATGAATCAGGTGACGTTTATCTTGATGTTTTCTCTTGTAAGACTTTCGATCAAGAAACAGTTCTTAAAGTTGTTAAGAAATATTTCAAACCAAAAAACTATAAAGTCATGTTCTTAACAAGAGATGCGACACCAAGTCGATTGAAATAAGAGAATATTATGGAATACACTTTTCTAAATAAAAAAACTAAAAAGATTGAAACTCATGAGATGAAAATCTCTGAGTATGATGACTTCGTTAAGAAGCATCCCAATCTTGAACGTTATCATGATGCTCCTCCAATAATTGCTGGTTCTCGTGGCGGTGAACATTTAGACGCTAAGACCGATAATACTTGGAAAGAAGTATTGGCTAAGATTGGTGAGCAAAACCCTCGCTCGCCTCTCGCAGATAAATATCGTAAGAACAAGTCGGTCAAAGAAGTCAAGACTAATCAAATTATTGAGAAGCATGCAAAAATTGCTACTGAAAAACAAAAGGTGAAACGTGGCTAGAAAAATATCTGAAGAAGTTTTAGTTGATAAAAAACAAACAGCAAAATTCAAACTAAGCGATTTGAAGATATTTGAGCCACTGACCGAAAACCAAAGACTATTTTTCCAAGCTTACGATAAAGGACATTACTTTGTAATGTTAACTGGTTCAGCAGGAACTGGTAAATCCTTCATCGCAATGTATAAAGCTTTACATGAAGTTCTCGAAAAAGAAAAATCATTCAACAAAATTGTAATTGTGCGTTCAGCTGTACAATCTAGAGATATGGGATTCACTCCTGGATCTGTTGAAGAAAAGATGTCTTTATATGAACAACCTTATATGCAGATCTGCTCTCAATTTTTTGGTAGAAGAAATGCATATGAGGAGTTGAAAGAACAACGTAAAATTGAGTTCATTTCAACCAGTTTTATTCGCGGAATGAGTTTTGATGATGCGATCATTATAGTCGATGAATGTCAAAATTTAAACTGGGAAGAACTGTCTACTATTATGACACGTGTCGGTTATCGATCTAAGATTATATTCTGTGGCGATTATCGACAAACTGACTTGTATCGCAAAAATAGCGATAAGTCTGGATTGGTCAAGTTTCATAATATTGCAAAAACGATGAATGCATTTACTAATATTGAATTCACAACTGATGACATTGTTCGCAGCAGTTTAGTTAAAGACTTCTTAGTTGCTGTTGACAAATACGAAAAGGAAAATAACGGTTGAAAACTTTTAATCATGATTTTGTGACATTGCCTAAAATGTCAACAGTTAATATTGACGGAACTCGATATTATGTCACTCCACAAGGTAATCGCTACCAGTCAGTTACAACTTTAACTGGCAAACTTAACGCTAAAGAAATACAAGAATGGCGTCAACGTGTAGGCGAAGAAAAAGCCAATAAGATCTCAACACGTGCAGCTAATCGTGGCACTTCTATGCATAAAATGGTCGAGAACTATTTACATAATCGCCCATTAAACTTACAAGAAGAAAATAATCCTCTTAATAAAGAAATGTTTGTAAAGATTAAACCTCTGGTTGATCGTTTAGATAACATTAAGATTATTGAAGGCGCGATGTACAGTGACGAATTAGAGTTAGCTGGCACAACCGACTGTGTCGCTGAGTATAACGGCGATCTCGCGGTTATCGACTTCAAGACGTCAACTCGTATGAAGAAGAAAGAAAACGTCAAGAACTACTGGATGCAGGGTGCTGCTTACGGTAAAATGTACCATGAACATTATGGTGTTGCACCTAAGTCGGTCATTCTAATGATTTCAGTTGAGACAGCTGGCTTCGCTCAAATTATGATTGAGCCATATGAAAAGTGTCTCGAGATGTTAATAGAGTTTAAGAAAACTATTTGACATTACAGTCAATTGACGGTATAATAGAGTGTCGGCTTTGAAATAAATAGATTAGATATATCTAAGGAGTCTAAAATGGCACAGCCAGTATTGAAAGATTTAGGTGGTGGAACTGTTACAACAGCATATTCTGAAATTCCAGCAAATGCTCTTGCAACAAAGTTTTACAACAGTCTCGGTGGACAATTACACTTAATTGGTACACCAGAACAAATTGCAGCAGCCGATGTGCTAATGCAAAAAAGTCCAGTTGTATTTGATAATATCGAGTACAATTTTAGAGCATAACACTAAGAATTAATTATGGGTGGATATGATAATAAGACCTCAGTTGATCTTTCTAAAAAAAGAAAACTTGGTGGTCTAATGAATGCATTAAAGTCGGGAGATTTGTATAAAGAATATATTAATCATCCGACAGCACAATATGAAGTGACTTTTCTTGAATATAAGAAGAAAAGAAAACAGCGTAAATATTGAGTGTAAAATTGGACCAGACGGGAAGTGCGACTCTTCCCCATCTCCACCAAAAGCATATTGTTAGCTGTCTGCAGCAGCGCCCATAAAGATACACAATATGCTTCTGACGGGGATGCGTAGGATCGATGGACAAAAAATAAACTTAATTCGCTCGAAAGGTGACGAACGTAATTCGCACAAACAAAAGTAACAGCAAATGATAGCTCTTACGATCTTGCGTTAGCTGCCTAATAAGTAGTTAATTGCTAGGGTTTGGTAGGTTTCCTAGTAACAGAAAATCTACCCATTATTCGGATATGCCCAAGTCCATGTACCATCAGGTAAATAGAACTTTCTTCTTCCTGTTGCTGTTTTAGACAATTTGGCTGATCCTTTCTTTCCATTAGCTGAAGCATAAGGATTATGTTTGCCTTTAGTTGTTGGTTTACCTTTACGATAATTGCTTATAGCTTTTTTGTGTTCTTCTGATATTGTTCCACCCTTATTTGTAAAATTCCATGTTTTGTTTATGACGTCTTTAGGAATTTCTAAAGTCTCAAAAAATGAATGTGTGGAACTACACTCTGTATTGAAAAATGTACAGAGAGGACAAATATAAGTATTCATGCTGACACTCCTTGTTAGTGTTAGAGCCTGTGGATATTACCAGTATCGCGACAGGCACTTTTTATTTATAAAAGTTATCGCTGTAAAATGGAGGCAACTAACATGACAGCAGTAGATAAGATTGATAGGTTTATTGATCGAAACGAAAATATGATTTACAGAATTGGTATTCTGTTCTCATTTATATTTTTAGCAATTGTAATTCCTGCGCATCATCTAATTCAAGCCAGAGCGCAATTGACTGAATCTGAACTTATGCATCAACGCTATGTTGATGAAAAGAATATTGAAGTGCACGATCTTAATCTAAGGATTGAAGACATTTCGGCAAAGTATCAAAAAACCGAGTCCTTTAGAAAAGAAGTAAACTGTCTCGCTGAGAATGTTTATTATGAGGCAGGAACTCAGGGTAAGGACGGTATGTTAGCAGTGGCTCAGGTCACGCTAAACAGAAAGAAAGCTGGATTCGCTCCAAGTATTTGTGGAGTTGTACATCAAGGATGTCAGTTCTCATGGGTTTGCGAACCTTATAAGCAACCAATTCCTGCATTGTTTAATCGAGCTTATGATATTGCAAAGAAAAGCTTTTTAAATGGTGTAGCAATGGCTAAACTCAATAATGCTTTGTACTTTCATGGTGACTATATTAATCCTGATTGGAGCAGTAAGAAGTTTATTACTCAAATCGGGCAGCATAAATTTTATGGGGAAAAGTAATGGCGACTAAAGACGAAAAGAATAATTTTTCAATTGAGATAGAGAAAATTGTAAAATCTAAGAAACTATCATATCTTGAAGCCATTACAGAATATTGCTCTGAGACTGGTTTAGAAATTGAAATGGCGGCAACACTTTTAAATGATGTGTTAAAGTCTAAAATTAAATTAGAAGCTGAAGAGCTTCGTTATCTCCCAAAAACATCAAAACTCCCTATATGAATGGACATGATGCTTTTCAAATTTACAATGCAGTAAGATTACATTTTACCACTGATAAATTTGATTACTTTACTTACAACGGCAAGACTAGAATAACCGCAGAATCTTTTAATGCGAGGAAAGACAAATACACTTTCCATAAAGTCGCCAGAGTAATTAAAGAAGATGATATGCCGTATTTCTTTGCCGTCAACTTTATGAAAGGTGATGGTAAGTCTTGGATTTCAAGCATGCTCCAAGAAGATGCCAGCAAGAACTTTAAAGAGTGGCAGCATTGGCAAGAGAATCGTTTAATTAATTTAGAAAAAGATCTAAAGAAATTAAAAGGTAAGTTCGAGAAATTAATCATTTGTAAAAATGGTCAGTTTCCCGAACTATTAAATTTTGTGTTTCAAGACGAAATAGCGTATGATAGTCTAGTAATCCTAGACCATTATATTAAACTAATGGATGCTTGGAATACGAAAATCGAGGACGACTTTATATGGGCAGACTTTTACAAAAAGTTCAACAAGTACAAGCCGTTCTTTTTACATTATGCACCATTGAGTGATCCTTTCTTTAAAAAAGCCATCAAAGATGGTTTGACTTTACAGAAATGAACCTATATAATGATATATGATGGATAATGTGGATAATTCGATAATACTAAACATACTACGCATACGAGGTAATACAAATGGTAGATTTTAAATCACTTAAAGCTAAGTCTTCTACAGACAAATTGACCAAAGCTCTTGAGAGCATGTCTAAAGGTCAAAGCGGCGGCAATTCTAAAGACGATCGTTTATGGTCACCAGAAGTTGATAAAGCTGGCAACGGCTATGCTGTAATCCGCTTTCTAGATTCACCACAAGTTGACGGTGAAGATGGAATGCCATGGGTTCAGGTATTCAATCATGGATTCCAAGGTCCAGGCGGTTGGTTAATTGAGAATTGTTTAACTTCAATCAATCAAAAATGTCCAGTTTGTGAGCACAACAGTTCTTTATGGAACAGTGGTGTTGAAGCAAACAAAGA